CGGTAGACGTGGTGCGGGCGCGCGTGCTCGATGTCGCGCGGGCGACGGTGACCGCCACCGGCCGGGCGATCGACCTGGGCGTCGGCGCAGTGGTGGCGGTGAGCCTGGCCACGGTGCTGGCCACGGGCCGGCTGGTGGACGTGGTGCGCGCCCGGGTGGTCGATGTCGCGCGGGCGACGCTGACGGCCTCGGGCCGGGCGGTGGACGTGATGCGGGCGCGCGTGCTCGATGTCGCGCGGGCGACGGTGACCGCCACCGGCCGGGCGATCGACCTGGGCGTCGGCGCAGTGGTGGCGGTGAGCCTGGCCACGGTGCTGGCCACGGGGCGGCTGGTGAGCGTGGTGCGCAGCACCGTGCTGGCGGTGGTGCGGGCGACAGCGACCGCCGGCGGGCGCGCGGTGCAGGTGTTCACGGTGCTGGCAGGCGGGGCGCGCCGGCTCGCCACGCTGCTGATTGCAAACCTTGGCCGACTGATGGGACGGTGAACCATGGATATTGAGCAGCTGCTGCGGCGCCAGGCCGATATGGAAAAAATCCGCAACCCCTACGAAGCGCATTGGGATGCAATTCAGCGGCGCATCTTCCCCTACGGTGCGGAGTTCCAGCGCACCACGGTGCCCGGCGACACGCGCACCCAGGACCGACTGGACTCGACCGCCATGCTGGCGCTCGACCGCTATGCCGCCGCGCTGATCGCGATGATCGCGCCCCGGACCGAGCGCTGGCACCAGCTGGCGACCACCGACGCCGCGCTCAACCGCCGGCCGCGCGTGCGGGCCTATTTCGAGGCGGTGAGCGAGCAGCTGTTCACGGCGCGCTACGGCGCGCGGGCCAGCTTCGCCCGGCGCTTCGAGCGCTTCGTCAAGGGGGCTGCGGCCTACGGCACCGCCGGGCTGTTCGTCGACCAGCTGCCGGGCGTTGGCCGCATCTATCGCGCGATCCCGACGCCGCAGATTTACCTGGCAACCGATCCCTTTGACCGGGCGACGATCGTGCACCGCAAATGGCGCTGGCCGGCGCGCAAGGTGCTGGCGCAGTGGGGCGAGCGGGTGCCGGGCGACGTGCGCGCGCTGGCCGAGACCCAGCCCGAGGCCGAGGTCGAGGTGCTGCACGCCATCTTCCCGCGTGCCGACCATGATGAGGGCGCCCCGGGTCCGCGCGGCATGGCGTTGCGCTCGCTGACTGTGTTGCCAGCGTCCAAGGCGGTGATCGCCGACGGCGGCTATTACACGCTGCCGCTGCTGGTGCACCGCGCCGGCGGCGATGCGGACGACACCTACGGCACCTCAATCGCCATGCAGGTGCTGCCCGAAATCAAGCTCGCCAACGAAATGGCCAAGACGATCATGAAGGCCGCGCACAAGGCGGTCGATCCGGCGCTGCTGGTGGCCGACGACGGCGTGCTGACCAAGCTCAACACCGCGCCTGGCAAGGTCAATGTGGGCGGCATCAGCGCGCGCGGCGAGATGCTGGTGCAGCCGCTGCAGACCGGCGGCAACCTGCCGATCGGCTTCGAGGCGCAGGAACAGAACCGGCGCGTGATCAACGACGCGTTCCTGATCACGCTGTTCCAGGTGCTGGTGGAGCAGCCCGACCGGCAGACCGCCACGGAAGTGCTGGAGCGGCTGCGCGAGAAGGGCGTGCTGCTGGCGCCCGCCGGCGGCGCGCTCGAAGAGGAGCTGCTGGCGCCGATGGTCGAGCGGGAAATCGACCTGGACGCGCGCGCCGGCCTGCTGCCGCCGATGCCGCCCGAGCTGGCCGAAGCCAATGGCGAATACCGCATCACCTTCGACAATCCGCTCAACCGCGCCGCGCGCGCGGGCCAGGCGGTGGGCCTGCTGCGCACCTTCGAGCAGCTGACGCCGCTGGCCGCCGCCGACCCGGCCGTGGCCACCGAAATCGGCCGCCGCGTCGACTGGGGCACGGTGATCCCGGCGCTGTTTGACATCAACGGCGTGCCGCCGAGCTGGCTCAAGCCGCCGGAGCAGCTGGCCGAGGAGCAAGCCGCCCAGGCGCAAGCCGCCGAAGCCGCCGCCCTGCTGCAGGCGGCGCCGGCCGCCAGCGCCGCGGCGGCCAACATCGCCAAGGCGGCCGAAGCGGAAGGCATCGCTGTTGTTTAGGGTGCCGCCCCGCTGGACCCGCGCCACCTGGCGCCTGCTGGGGGCGCGCATCCAGCTGCGCGACGCCTATCGCCGCGTGTTCACCGGCGATGACGGCGAACCGACTCCGGCTGCGGCGCTGATCCTGGCGGACCTGCGGCGGTTCTGCCGGGCCGAGACCAGCTGCTGGGCGGGCACCGCGCGCGAGCATGCGCTGCTCGAAGGCCGCCGCGAGGTGTGGCTGCGCATTCAGCACCACCTCAATCTGACCGACACCCAAATCCATGCGCTGGCCGAGCTGGCGCAGGGCGAGACGCCACAGGAGACCACCGATGACTGACACCACCGTGACTGACCAGACCGCCGCCACCGCTTCGCCGGCTCCGGCCGACGCCCTGATGGGCGGCGGCAAGGGGAGCGCGCCCGCTGCGTCACCCGATCCGGCCGCTGCTGCGAGCGAGGCCGCGCCGTGGTGGGCGGGCCTGCCGGATGCGGCCGAGGGCGACGCGCTGTCGCACCGCAAATGGGCGGAGAACAAGGGCTACAAGTCGATCGAGGATGCCGTGTCGGCGCACCGGGCGCTGGAAAAGCTGATGGGCGGCGACAAGATCGCGCTGCCCAAGGCGCCCGACGATCCCGCCTGGGCGGGCGTGTGGGACAAGCTGGGCCGCCCGGCCGACCCGAAGGGCTATGAGCTGGCGATCGAGGGCGAGGATGCGGCGGCCGTCGAGGCGTTCGCCGCTCAGGCGCACAAGCTGGGCCTGAGCAAGGACCAGGCGCGCGGCGTCGCCGGCTATTACCAGCAGCTGCGCAGCAGTGCCGAACAGCAGCTGTCCGCCACCGCGCTGGCGGACAGTCAGGCGGTGGTCAAGAGCTGGGGTGCCGAGGCGCCGGCCAAGCAGGCGGCGCTGACGCGCGGCGCCACGGCGGCCGGACTGGACAGCGACCAGGTCAACAGCCTGATCGGCGCGCTGGGCGCCAAGGCGGCGGCGGCCGTGCTGCTGCGCATCGGCGAAGCGGCGACCGAAGATGCGTTCGTCGCCGGCACGGGCGGCGGATCGGATCGCATCACGCCGGAGAACGTCGCGGCGCGCCGGGCGGCGTTCCTCGCCGACGATGCCAAGACGAAGGCGCTGATTAAGGGCGACCCCAAGGCGATGTCCGAGTGGCAGGCGATCATCAAGGCCGATGCTGCCCGGCTCGACCGGCTGGCAGCGCAGTAAGCGGTGGTAAGCTCTTGACGGCGGGGTCTTGACGACTGCGGGGCGGCTGTGGCACAGCAGACGCCGTCCCGGACACGGCCCCTCGTGCGCGCCCCCGGTGCTGATCGGCAAGCGATCCGGCCAGCGGACGACACCCGCCAGAGGTGGCCCCGGACACGGACACGCCCTTCGCTCCAAACCCACAGGTTCAGAGCATCGGAGGGCCCATGTCCTTTCAAGTCACCACCGCGCATATCGCGGAGTACACCAACAACGTCGAAATGGTGCTGTCGCAGACGACAGCGAAGCTGGCACCCTACACCACGCCGGTGGCGTGCCGGGGCGAGCTGCAGGAAATCACCAACCTGATTGGCGACGTCCGCCCGCAGCGCGGCGGTGCGCGCCATTCGGACACCCAGTATGTCAACACGCCGCACGATCGGCGCTGGCTCGCCAAGGAAGAAAGCTACTACTTCGCCGACCTGGTCGACACCGAGGACCAGCTGCGCTCGGTGATCGCGCTGGACGGCGCCTATACGCGCCGCGCAGCGGCCGTCGTCACCCGCGCCAAGGACGAAGCGGTGTTGCGCGGGATTTATGGCACAGCGCTGACCGGCAAGACCGGCGGCACGCAGGTGGCGTTCCCGGCCGGCAACATCATCCCCGTCGACACCGGTGCGGCCGGCGCAACCGGCCTCAACATGGCCAAGCTGCGCGCGGCGCGGGTGCAGCTGATGGCCCGGCTGGTGGACCTGGAAGCGGAAGAGCTGTGCATTGCGCTGACCGCCCGGCAGGTCGACAACCTGCTGGGGGAAGTGCAGGCGGCCAGCAGCGACTTCATCTCGTCCATGGGCGGCGCCACGGTGACCATGTCGGGCCGGCTGACCAAGCTGTTCGGCTTCACCATCGTCGAGTGCGAAATCGGCAACACCGCGTCGTTCGGCGATGCGGCGGCGCTGACGCGCGACATCGACAGCTACCGGTTGGTGCCGTTCTGGGCCAGGTCCGGCCTGGCGCTGGGCCAGTGGGGCATCGTGACCGGCAGCATCGATCGCCTGCCGCAAAAGCGCAATTCGGTGCAGGTGTTCAGCGAAATCCATGTGGCAGCCAGCCGCGTCCAGGAAGGCAAAGTCGGCCTGATCCGGTGCGCTGAGTAACGAGAAGGAGCCTCACATCATGGCTGTATTCACTTCAACAGACAGCGCCAGCCCGCAGCCGGGCGACCGGGTTAACGCCAAGCTGCGCCGGTTCCGCACCGTCTTCGCCCTGGCCAGCCAGGCGGCGGGCACCGACCAGCTGCGGCTGCCCGTGCTGCCGGCCGGGTTCGTGTTCGCCTACGGCGTCTTGACCAGCACGGTGTCGCTGGGCTCCGCCCAAATCGCCATCGGCGCGTCGGCAACGCATGCCAGCAATGGCAAGTACCGGGCGGCCGGGGTGTTCACAGTCGTCGACACCCCGACGCTGTTCGGCGCCGCCGCCGCCGTTGGCGGCGCGCCGCTGACGGCCGACGAACAGCCGTGGATGACCTGGGCGGCGGCGGCGCTGCCATCGAGCGGCACGCTGATCATCGACCTGTACGGGTCAACGGCGGCGTAAGTGACCTGTGACGGGGGGCCGGCGCGGCTGGCCCCCCGTCCAGCACCGGAGGGCATCATGCCGACAATCCAGTATCAGATCGCGCTGGGCCAGACCAAAAGCCAGATCACCACGGCGACCCCGAGCACGTTTGGCACCGACGTGGTGCGCCTGCAGATCGACTATTCGGGCGCCAAGTTCAACCGGGGCGAGCTGATCCGGGTGCTCGACCAACTGCGGGCGCGCATCCTAGAAGGGTCGTGGCCGCCAGCCTAAGGGGTGTCATGGCGAGCGAGACCGACATCGCCAACCTCGCCCTGTCCAAGCTGGGCGACGCGGCAACCATCACCACCCTGTCGGAAGAAACCGAACCCGCGCGGGCGATCCGCGCGGTGTTCGCGTTGATGCGCCAGGCGGTGCTGCGCGCGCACCCGTGGAACTTCGCGATGGCGCGCGCGGCCCTGCCGGCGCTGGCGACGCCGCCGGCGTTCGGCTACGCCCGCGCGTTCGCACTGCCCGAGGCGCCGCCGCTGCTGCGGCTGTGGCGGGTGGTGGACAGCGATGACTATACGGTCGAAGGCCGCACGATCCTGACCGACGCCAGTGCGCCCCTGGCCATCATCTACATCGCCGATGTGGCCGACAGCGGCCGGTTCGATGCGCTGTTCACCGAGGCGCTGGCGTGCCGGATCGCCGCCCAGGTGGCGCGGCGGCTGACCGGATCGACCGAGCTGCGCACCCAGCTGCTGGCGGAGTACCGCGACGCGCTGGCGGAAGCCCGGCGCATCGACGGGCAGGAAACCCCGCCCAGCGACGTTTCCGACGATGACTGGTGGCTGGCCCGGGAGGCGCTGTGAAACAGTCCGCCATCCAGACCAGTTTCAACGGCGGGGAAATCGCGGCGCGCATGGGCGGCCGGGTCGACCTGGAGGCGTGGCGCAACAGCGTCGCGGAGATGACCAACATGGTGCCGCTGGTGCAGGGGCCGGCGCTCAAGCGCTCCGGCACGCGCTACGTGGCGCCGGCGCGCAGCGCCACCGTGCCGGGCGCGCTGCTGGCGTTCCGGTTCAATCCGACCCAGCACTATGTCATCGAGGCGGGCGACCAGGCGTTCCGCTTCTACACCAACGATGGCCGCATCGAGACGGCGCCGGGTGTCGCCATGGAGGTGGCGACGCCCTATCTGGCGGCCCAGCTGCCGCTGCTGCGCGCGGCCCAGTCCAACGACGTGCTCTATCTGGTGCACCGGGCCCACGCGCCGCGCCGGCTGGTGCGCACGTCGGCCACCAGCTTCGCGCTAAGCCTGCTGGCGCTGACCAATGGCCCGTTCCGCGACCTCAACAGCGACGAAGCCCGCACGGTCTATGCGTCGGCCGCCACCGGCGCCGGCATCACCCTGACCGCCAGCACGCCCACCTTCGAGCCCGGCCATGTCGGGAGCCTGTTCCTGCTGGAAGCCCGCGACTTCCGCGCGATCCCGGCGTGGGAGCCAGGGATTTCGACGACCGTCAACGCAGTGCGGCGCAGCGACGGCAAGATCTATCGCGCGGTGAGCGTGCCGGCGTCGGGCGGGCGCACCGGATCGGTGCAGCCGACCCACACCACGGGCCAGGCGTTCGACGGCATGAGTGCCGGGCAGGACGTCAACAGCAAGGACGCGGGCGGCGTGCTGTGGGAGTATGTCTCCGACCGCTCCGGGGTGGTCGAGATCACCGGCGTGACGTCGGCGACCGTGGCGACGGCGACGGTGCGCCGGCGGCTGCCGGATGCGGTGGTCGGCGGCGGGGGCGCGACATCCCTGTGGGCGCAGGCGCTGTTCTCCGACGTCGACGGCTGGCCCACCACCGTGTGCCTGTGGAACGAGCGGCTGATCCTCGCGCGCGACAATGTGCTGGCCGGATCGGTGGTCGGCGACTTCGCCAACTTTGCCCGGCTCAACACCGCCGGCGAGGCCACCGCCGACATGGCGTTCGTCTACCGGTTGGCGACCCCGTCCGAAATCCTGTGGCTGTCGGATGACCGCGAGCTGCTGGTGGGCACAGCCGCCGGCGTGCACACGATCGGCGCCATCAATGGCAGCCAGGCGCCGGCGGCGGGCAATCTGGTGGCCCGGCGGCAGTCGGCCCGCGGCTCGGAACCGGTGGAGGCAGTGTCGGTCGGCTCGGCGACGGTGTTTGTCCAGGCGGGTGGGCGCAAGGTGCGCGAGGCGGGCTATGACTTCAACGTCGACCGCTACACCACGCCGGACATCACGGTGCGCGCGCCTCACATCACGCGCGGGCGCGTGACCCAGCTGGCCTACCAGCAGGAGCCGGAGTCGCTGCTGTGGGCGGTGCGCGGCGACGGCGCGCTGCTGAGCTTCACCTATTCCGACGAGCAGCAGGTGCGCGGCTGGTCGCGCCACTGGCTGGGCGGCTTTGCGGACGCCGCACGGACCGAGCCCGCCATGGTCGAGGACATCGTGACCATCCGCGATCCGGCGGGCGAGCGCGATCAGCTGTGGCTGCTGGTGCGGCGCTGGATCAACGGGGCGCCGAGCCGGACGATCGAGCTGCTGGAACCGTTCTGGGAGGAGGGCGACACGCTGGCCGATGCACGGTTCAGCGATGCTAGTGCCGCGCTGTCCCAGGCGACGCCGTTCAGCGCAGTGACGGGCCTGACGCACCTGCGCGGCGAGACCGTGAGCGTGCTGACGGACGGGGCGGTGCATCCCGACTGCGTGGTGAGCGCTGCGGGCAGCATCAGCCTGGTGCGCCCGGCGCGCGCGGTGGTGGTCGGGCTGCCCTATGCGGCGCGGATCGTGACGCTGAAGGCGCTGACGGATGCCGCCAGCGGCACGGGCCAAGGCAAGCGCAAGCGCATGATCCGCGCCGTCGTGCGGCTGCTGGACACGCTGGGCCTGGCGCTGGGCCAGCCGGCGCGGGCGCTGGATCAGGCGCTGTTCCGGCGGCCTGACGATCCGATGGACAGCCCGCCGAGGCTGGAGTCGGGCGACTATGGTGTGACGCTGCCGCACGGCTTCGACCGCGATGCCCAGCTGGTGCTCGAAAGCCGCCAGCCACTGCCCTGGCTGCTGCTGGCGATCATGCCCGAAACGGAGACGGGTGATGCCTGAGCGGATGCCTGAGCGGCTGCACATCGCGCCGTTCGCGGCGCAGGACATCTGCGAGATCGTGCCCAATGCGGCGCAGCAGCGCTGGCTGGCTGATGTCGGCGAAGCGCTCACGCTGGACTATGGCATCGAGCTGCTGCGCGCCGGCCCGGCCTGGACCGTGCGCGCAGCGGACACCGGGCGCATCGTGCTGGTCGGCGGCTTCCGCGTGCTGTTCGCGCAGGGCCATGTGGAAGCCTGGTCGTTCGTGGCCGACCCGGTGGGCCCGCTGCATGTGGCGCTGACCCGGGCCGTGCGCGCGCATCTGGCGGGCGCCAGCTACCGGCGGATCGAGGCGCTGATCGACGCGCGCGTGCCCGCCGCCGCGCGCTGGGCCGACCTGCTGGGGTTTGCGCTGGCGGCGCGCCTGCGCAAATGGGGGCCGGCCGGCACCGACCATCTGCTCTATGACCGGGTGGCGCCATGAGCGCGGCGGTGTTCAAGGCGGGCGGTGCGCTCTACGCCGGGCTGGCGCAGAACGCGGCGGCGCGGGCCAGTGCCCGGGCACTGGACGAAAACGCCCGCCGCGCGCGCGGCGACGGGGCCGCGGAGGTCGCGGCGATCCGCCGCGCCATGCGGGCGACGCTGGGCGCCGGTGTGGCCGCCACCGGTGCCGGCGGCTTTGCGCTGGCCGAAGGCTCGGCCCTCGATGTGCTGCGCCAGAGCGCGCTCGATGCAGAGACCGACATCCTGACGGCGCGCCGGCAGGCGGAGATGACCGCCTCGGGCCTTGAGTTCGAAGCGCGCCAGCAGCGGCTGGCCGGTCGCCAGGCGCTGGTGGCCAGTGCGCTGCAGGCGGGCGATGCGATGGCCAGCAGCCGGTCGGGCAGCGGTTCGGCGGCGTCCGGCCTGGGCCGCGCCGCCCAGGTGCTGTTCGGTCCCCGGCGCACCGGCCAGCCGCGCATCCCGCCGCGCCCCGTGTTTGCGGACAGCTGACATGGCGCGCATCCCCATCCCGCGCTACGAGCCGCTCGGCCCCCGGGCGGCGACGCCGCGCCTGCCGATGAGCGATCCGACCGGCGGCGTGCAGGTGGCGCGCGCGCTGGTCGCGATCGGCGCCGGCATGGACGAGCGCGCGGCGCAGGCGGATCGCCAGGCGCAGGCGCAGGCCGAGCAGCAGGCCCGGGCGGACGCGGCCCGGGCGCTGGCCGCGTTCCAGGCAACCCGCGCGCGCACCCGCTTGGAGGCGCGCAGCGGCGCACCAGCAGCGGCCGCCGGCCATGCCGACACGCTGAAAGCCAGCTTCGAGACCCAGTCGGCGCAGCTGCTGGACGGGATTGCCGATCCGGTGGTGCGCGGCTGGGCGCAGACCCGCCTGATCGAGCTGCGCAGCGACGAGGATGTGGCCGAACGCGGCTGGGAAGCCGGTCAGCGCGTCGACGCGCTGGTGCAGAACGTCCGGGCCGGCGCCGATCTGGCCGCCAATGCGCTGGCGCTGGAGCCGACCCCGGAGGCGTGGGCCACCGCGCGCCAGACCCAGCTGGAGCTGATCGATGCGCTGGTGCTGCCCGATGCGGCCAAAGCGGCGCTGCGGACGCAGACCCGGCAGGTGCTGGGCGAGAGCTATGTGCGGGCGCTGGCGGATCGCGATCCGGTCGAGGCCCGGGCGGTGTTGGCGTCGGGGGCCCTGAGTGCCGACGTGACGGCAGACCAGTTCGCCCAGCTGTCGGCCCGGGTGGAGAGCGAGCTGGCGCAGCGCGAGGCCCTGCAGCGCGCCGAAGCCCGCGCGCGGGCGGCAGACGCCGCCGACCGTGCCCGGGAACAGCGGGCGCTGCTGGGCGACCGGCTGGAGGACTTCCAGAGCCAGCTGCGCAGCGGCCAGCCGGTGGACCCGCGCGCGGTGGCGGCGGCGTCGGAGGCCGCCGTGCGGCTGGGCCGGCCCGAGCTGGCGCGCAGCCTGCAGGAGATGGGCCGCGCCAATGCCATCACCACGGCGGCCGAGCGCGCGACGCCGGCCCAGCTGCAGGCGGAGATCAACACCCTCAATGGCGTGATTGCCACCGGCGGCACGGCGCAGGACCGGCGCGACCGCGCCACGCTGGAGGCGGTGCAGGCGCGCATGACGGCGGGCCTGCGGGCCGACCCGCTGAGCTGGGCGGCGCGGGCCGGAGCGGTGCAGCTGGCGCCGGTCGACCTGCGCGATCCGGCCAGCGTCCGGGCCCGGCTGGATGCGGGCGCGCAGGTGCGTGCGCGCTACGGCGTCGCGGCCGGCCCATGGACGCAGGCCGAGCGCAGCGGGCTGTTGCAGCAGATCAACGCCGCCAAACCGGCCGAGAAGCTGGCGCTGGCCACCAGCCTGGGCGCTGCGCTGGGCGCACAGGCGGCGCCGGCACTGATGGCGCTGGGCGATCGCAACTTCGCCTGGGGCGCGCTGCTGGCGCAGACCGGGCACGGTGCAGCCGCCGCCGCCAAGGCGTTCACCGGGCAGGCGCTGCTGCGCGCGGGCAACAAGCTGCTGCCCAGCCAGACCGACCTGAGCGACGCGACCAGCGACGTGTTGGGCACGGCGTTCGGGGCGCTGGCGGACAGCCGGGCAACCGCGATCCAGATCGCCACGTTCATCTACGCCAACGAGGCCAGCAAGCGCGGCCTGGCGCCCACCGAGTTCCGCCGCGACCTGTGGGAACGCAGCCTGAACGAGGCGGTGGGCGCGCGCTACGAGGGCACCGAGCGGGTGAGCGGCGGCGTGCATCGCTGGCGGGACCAGATGGTGGTGCTGCCGCCCGCCCTGTCGGCCGATGCGTTCGAGGACGCGCTGGCGCGCCTGACGCCGGCGGTGGCCGCGCGGCTCAACGGCGGCAAGCCGGTGCGCACGGGCAGCGGCGCCGACGTGACCCCGGCGTTCCTGCGCCGGGCGCGGCTGGTGGACCTGGGCGCTGGCCGCTATGCGCTGGCCGATGCCGCTGGCCGGATGCTGCCCGGTGCTGGTGCCGGCGGGCTGTTCGTGCTCGATGTCGCGGCGCTGGCGCGCCTGACCGGGGTGCAGCCATGACCGGGCTGGTGCTGGAGCCGCTGGAGGATGCGGTGGGCCGGCTGGACCCGGCGCCTTGGACGGCCGGGGCTAGCGACACGCTGGCGGAAGCCTGGACGGTGGCGTGGCGCGCGGCGCGCAACACCGACCTGACCACCAGCCGCCAGCGGCTGTTCGCCAACGCCTATGACCCGATCGTGGCCGACCTGCGGGCGCGCGGCTTCCGCGATGTGCAGAACCCCTATCGCGGCCGGCCCTGGCTGCCCGACGTGGCGCCCGAGCAGCAGCAGGCGGCGGCGGAAGCGCGGGTGTGGATGGCGATCCGGCGGGCGCGCCTGCGCGATGGCACGGCGCTGGCGACCCTGCCGCGCGACCAGCAGGCGTTCACCGAGCAGGTGCGTGCCGCCGCGCGCGCCAGCCTGGACGACGCCGCCGATCCGGCGCGCAGCGCCATGGGCTTCTGGACCCAGGCGACGGCGTTCACGGCTGCGATGGCCGCCGACATGACCGATCCGCTCAATCTGGCGCTGTCGGTGCTGCCGCTCGGTGCGGCGCGCAGCATCGCCAGTGCTGCGGTGCGCGAGGGCGCGGTGAATGCCGGTGCCGAAGCGCTGTCGCTGCCGGAAGTGGCGGCCTGGCGCGCCGAGCTGGGCGCCCCGCTGAGCGCTGCCGAGATGGCGGGCCAGGTAGCGGGGGCTGCCGCATTCGGTGCGGTCGTGGGCGGTGGCGTGAAGGCGCTGGAACAGGGCGTTGGCGCGCTGCGCCGTCGCCTGGCCGGCCGGGCGCCGGCCCTGTCGGACCAGACGCTGGCGACGGCGGCGCGGGCCGTGACGCCCGAGCCATCGCCCGAGCTGGAGGCGGCCCTAGCGGTGCTGGAAGAGGACGCCCGGCTGCAGGCGCAGACCCCGTTCGTGCGCGACGACCCGGAGGCGGACGCCGAGCATCGCGCCCGGCTGGACCAGGCGACGGCCCAGCTGCTGACCGAGCAGCCGGTGCGCCTGCCGCCAGCCACAGTTCCGGTGGCGCCCGATGCCCTGGATGCGCAGGCGAGCGGCCTGCAGCGGTTCCGGCCCGACGATCTGGAGGTCGATGCGGCGCGGTTCCAGTTCAAGGCCGGTGGCGACGCGTTCGGCGTGACCGAACGGCTCGCCGGGGTGACGCGGTGGAACCCGATCCTGAGCGGCAAGGCGATCGTGTGGCGCGATGAGGAGGGCCGCAGCTTTATTGTCGATGGCCACCAGCGGCTGGCGCTGGCCCAGCGCATCCAGGCCGCCGATCCAACGCAGGACATCTGGATCGACGCCGTGCTGCTCAACGCGGCCGACGGCGTGTCGGCCGCCGATGCGCGGACCTGGGCGGCGCTGAAGAACATCGCCGAAGGTACCGGCTCCGCCATCGATGCGGCCAAGGTGTTTCGCGAGATCGGCGACGCCGCCGCGATCCCGCTGCCACCGCGCTCGACCCTGGTGCGGGACGGTCGGGCGCTGGCCGCCCTGTCCGACGATGCCTTCGGCATGGTGGTGAATGAAGCGGTGCCAGCGGAGTTTGCCGCTCTGGTGGGCCGGCTGGCCGCCGATCGGCCGGCGCTGCACGCCAGCCTGCTGAGCGTGCTGGCGCGCACCAGCCCGGCGACGCGGGTGCAGGCGGAGTCGATCGTGCGTCAGGCGCTGGCGGCGGGCGAGACCACGGCGGTGCAGATCGACCTGTTCGGCGAGACGGCACTGGCGCAATCGCTGTACCAGCAGAAGGCGAAGGTGCTGGACTCCGCACTGCGAACACTGAAGACTGACCGGCGCGTGTTTGCTACGCTGGTGGACGACGCGGCCCGCATCGAGGGCGCCGGCAACCAGCTGGCGCGCGATGCCAACCAGCAGCGGGTGATTGACAATGCCACAGCCCTCGACATCCTCCTCCGCCTCGCCCACAGCCGGGGCCCCGTCTCCGACGCCCTCAATGGCGCCGCCCGACGCTATGCCGACACCGGCCAGCTCGGCCCCGCCGCCCGCGCCTTCCTCGACCAGCTCCGGGGGCTCGACCTCCGAAGCCTCGCGCGAGAAGGCGCGGTACGCGATCGCGATGGGCTGGTGGCTGGCGGAACAGGACGCGGCGGCGGTGCTGGCGAAACGGACGGCGGCGTGGGCGGCCTCGCTGACGCGCCAGACGGCGCCCGAGACATCGTCGCAGACCCCGACACAGACTCCGCCAGTGACTCCGGCGGAGACCTCTTCGGACTGACCGACGCGGCGCACGCGGCGCCGGTTCTGGAGACGTTCGACGATCCGCACGGTGTGGCGGCCGACACGCAGGCCGCGATCCTACGCCACGAGCTGGCTGCAGCGATTTCGGATATAGGCGCAGGAGGCGATCCCCGCAAGCCGGCCCTATTTGCACTCGATGAGCGGTTGGTCGACGGCGGCGCGGTGGCCAACACGCGCAGTGCGGCCGATATCCTGAGCGACATCGACGGCGACAAGGCGGCGCTGCAGGCCATCCGGGAGTGCCTGCTGTGAGCCTCAAGCGCTGCCTTGACGACCTTCGGGCCAAGGGCGTGCTCGATCCGGCGCGCGCCGCCCAGTATCGCACGCTGTTCGACGACCTGGAGCCGGTGTACCGCCGCCAGTTCGGCGACCAGGCGGCCGATGCCATGGTGTCCGACGAAGTGCTCAAGGTGATGGCGGCGGAGATCGCGCTGAAGGAGCGCCAGGCGCTGCTGCAGATAAAGGCGCAGCAGGGCATCCGCGCGCGGCTGGTGCAGGCCGAGCAGGCGGGCGCGCGCACCGACCGGGTGGCGCTGGCCTATCTGGATGCGGAAGAAGGCGTCAAGGGCGTGCGCTCGGTGTGGGCGCGCTACCGGGCGCACAGCCTGCGCGCGCACAGCCGCATGGAAGCGCTGCTGCGCCTGCGCCAGCGCGACCTGCTGGGCCGGCTGAAGCCCGAAGCGCAGTTCGATGCCATCGTGCGCGAAGCCTTTCACGAGGCGACGGGTGATGCGTCGGCGCGCGAGCTGGCGGAAGCCTGGACCGCGACCGCTGAAACCCTGCGCCAGCGCTACAACGCCGCCGGCGGCAGCATCGCCAAGCGGGCCGACTGGGGCCTGCCGCAGGTGCATGACAGCCTGAAGGTGCGCCAGGCCGGGTTCCGCGCCTGGCGCGATGCGATCCTGCCGCTGCTGGCGCCCGAGCGCATGATCGACGAGGTGACCGGCCGGGCGATCAGCCCGCCGCGACTGGAGCTGGCGCTGCGCGGTGTGTGGGAGGCGATCCGCACCCAGGGCTGGGACAGCCGGACAGCGGGCGGCGCCGGGCTGCCCAAGCTGGCCAGCCGGCACATGGACCACCGCTTCCTGGTGTTCAAGGATGCCGACAGCTGGCTGGCCTACCAGCGCGCGTTCGGCGAGGGCAGCGTGCTGGACGCCATGCTCGGCCACATCGACCAGATGGCGCGCGACTTGGCGGCGATCGAGGTGCTGGGCCCCAATCCGGCAGCGACGCTGCGCTGGCTGGGCGACGAGCTGCAGCAGCGCGCGGCGCTGGCGGACACCGACGCCAAAACCTTCGAGCGGGCCCGCGACCGGGCGCAAGGGGCGGCTGCCGCGCTGCAGAGCCGCTGGCGGGTGTTCACCGGCGAGATCAACCGGCCGGTGAGTGCCAAGCTGGGGCGGTTCTTCGCGGGTGCGCGCAGCGTGCAGGTGGCGAGCAAGCTGGGCTCAGCAACGCTGTCGGCGGTGACCGATCTGGGCTTTGCCGGCTCGACCCGGCTGTGGAACGGGCTGCCGGTGATGACCATGGCGCGCGACCTGCTGCGCCAGTTCAATCCGCTGGACGATGCCGACCGGCGGTTGGCGGTGCAGGCGGGGCTTGGCTTCGATGAAGCGGCGTCGCGCATGGGTGCGCTGTGGCGCTACGAGGACCAGGCCAACACGCCGGAGCTGCTGCGCCGTACGGCCGACTGGGTGCTGCGGGCCAGCCTGCTGTCGGCCTGGACGCAGGCCGGCAAGCATGCGTTCGGGCTGGAGGTGCTGGCCAGCCTGGCGCGGGTGGCGGACCAGCCGCTCGACGGGCTCGATGCCGGGCTGCGCCGCATGCTGGAGCGCTACGGGATCGGCGCGGAGCGCTGGGACCTGATCCGCGCCACGCCGCTGTATGAGCATCGCGGCGCGCGGCTGCTGCGGCCCGACGAGCTGGCCGACCGCACCGACCTGGCGCCGGGCGTGGCCGAGGACCTGGCACTCAACCTGCTGGAGATGATCACGGTGGAGACCCGCTTCGCCGTGCCGGAGTCGACGCTGGCCGCCCGCGCGGTGACCACCGCCAACACCCAGGCGGGCACCTGGATGGGCGAGATCGTGCGTTCGGTGATGCAGTTCAAGGGCTTCCCGGTGACCATCATCATGACGCACCTGCGCCGCATGGTGCTGGGCCAAGGTGCGGTGAGCCGGGCGCACTATGCAGCGGCCGTGATCGTGTCGACCACGGTGCTGGGCGCGCTGGCGATCCAGATGCGCCAGATCGCTTTGGGCAGGGATCCTCGGCCGATGGATGACCCGCTGTTCTGGAACGCGGCGCTGCTGCAGTCCGGCGGGCTGGGCCTGTTCGGCGACTTCCTGTTCGCCGAACAGAACCGCTACGGCGGCGGCATGGCCTCGACGCTGGCCGGCCCGATCGCTGGAACGACCTTCGAACTCGGCAAGGCGACGGTGGGCAACCTCCAGCAGTGGGCGAGCGAGGAAGAGACCAACGCCGGCCGCGAGATCGTCAAGCTGGTGCAGGCGAACTGGCCCGGCGCCTCGCTGTGGTACGCGCGGCTCGCCTTTGACCGGCTGCTGTTCAACACCCTGCAGCGCTGGGTCGACCCGGAGCATGACCAGCACTGGCGGCGGATGGAACGGCGCGCGCGCGCCGACATGGGCCAAGGCTTCTGGTGGCGGCCCGGCGAGATGACGCCCGCGCGGGCGCCTGACTACGACAATGCCCTGGAGGACCGGCCATGACAGTGACAACGCTCGCCCGGCGCATCGCCTATGCCGGCGACGGCAGTGCGCGGAGTTTCGCCGTGCCGTTCGGGTTCGCTGACGACGCGGCCCTGCGGGTGGTGGTGCGCAGCGCGGCGGGCGCCGAGACGCTGCAGACGCTGAACGTCGACTACACGGTGTCGCGCGCGGTGGCCACGCCCGGCGGCACGGTGGTGTTCGGGACGGCGCCGGCGGCGGGGTCGACGGTGTCGATCCGGCGGCAGACCGCACGGACTCAATCCGTCGACTATGTGCCCAACGATCCGTTCCCGGCGCAGACCCACGAAGATGCGCTCGATCGGCTGACCCAGATCGCCCAGGAAGTCGACGATGATGTGAGCCGCGCGCTGCTGCTGCCGGAAACGGACCCGGCGCTGGGCGCGACCCTGCCGCCGGCGAGTGCGCGGGCCGGGCGGTTTCTGGGCTTTGATGGCGCGGGTGCGCCGGTGGCGCTGACCGGCACAGCGGGCGCTGACAGCGCACTGCGCTCGGACCTGGCGACGGCCGCCCTGGGCGCTGCGCTGATTGCCTATCTGGCGCCCGGTGCGCCCACGGCGGCGGCGCGCACGCTGGCCGACGCCCTGACGCGCGGCGCCACCTATGTGGTCGACTATCGGCTGGCGATCGATGCCGACGACACGGCGGCGTGGCAGCGCGCGCTCGATGCCTGCCCGGCCGGCGGCTGCGTGCAGGCGGGGCGCGGCCATCTGGTCAGTGCCCCCCTGCAGGTGCGCAAGCCGGTGACGATCCGGGGCACCAGCCGGGCCAATCCTGCGCTGATCTCGGCGCCGCCGGCGCCACAGGTGGATGACGCGGACTTCACCGTGCGCATGACGACCCCGTCGACCGTGCTGTTCAGCGTGATTCCGGGCGGTGCAGCCATGGCCTACTACGCCGGCCAGATCGGCGCGTTCGGCGTGACCTTCACCGACCTGAAGCTGCTGGGCAGCGGCCATCAGCTGGCGCCGGCGGCGGAGTTGACAGGCGCGGCGATCCGGTTCGACATGAGTCTGGCGGCCGGCACCACCCCGCCGGGCAATGTCCACTTCCGCCACATCGACCTGGACCGTGTCTGTGTGCGGTTCTTCGACCGCGCCGTCGACGCGCAGGGCATCGCCTACATCAACACGATCCGCAGCTGCGTGTTCATGGACTGCAACTGGGGGCTTCACGCCACCAAGGCCGGCGCGGCCGACAACGGCGGGCAGACCAACATTCTGGACTCGACCATGCTGTTCCAGCGGCAGGGCTGCGTGTTCTGGGATTATCCGGGCGGGTCGCTGCGGGTGATCGGATCGACCCTGTCGGAGTCCGCCATGGGCCTGCATGTCCATGAGGAAACCATTCTGGTGGTGATGGGCTGCGAAATCGAAAACCTCAAGCAGGCGAATTACCCCAGCGCCACCGCCAACGCGGCCGGCCTGTACATCGAAATCGCCGAGGCCAACCCGAACAGCAGCGCGCCAAAGCTGATCATCGGCAACAAGTTCCTGTTCAACGACCGCGACATCCTGCTGCGCAAGACGTCGACCGGCTTCGCCCAGAACATGCGCTTTGCCATGGAGATCAGCGCCAACGCGTTCCTGTCGACCAAGGCGGTGGAATACATCAAGCCGGGCGGCCATGACAGCCTGCTGCTAGCCACTAGCTTCGCGCTGTCGAACACGGGCACCAGCTCGGACGGCATGGTGGCAGACTCCCAGCTGGTCGGCATCACGTTCGATGTCGACGGGCGACTGATGCCGTGGCGTGTGGCGCTGGCGCGCGCGCGCGGCCGCCCGCTGGTCTATCGCGGCGCCGGTGCAGGGGACGTGGTGCTGACCAGCGTGGACGTGCCCAACGGCGCCACGCTGTGGCTCGAAGACATCGAACGCCACAGCGTCAACGCGACCACCGGCGCGCGCTCCGCTGCCAACCTGTTCGCCATCGACGCAGGCGCAGTGCAGCGCATTGCCGGCTTCGGGACGGGCTATGTGCCGGCGCTGAGCTGGACCAACGGCACCGGCAGCGCGCAGACGGTGCGGATCGTTGCCAACGATGGCGGCAGCGGGCTGCCCTATTACGTCGCCGCCCAGGTGCGGGTGGCCTGAGGAGGACGATCGCATGACCCAGCCCAATCACGCCGAGCTGCTGGCCGCCATCAAGGTGATCGAGCACCAGCTGGAAGCCGTCGACCAGGCGATCGTCGACCTGCGCCGGGATGCCGCGCAGATGCGCGCCCAGATCGCCGAGCTGACGCAGCTGATGGCGGCGGCGCGCGGCGGCTTCCGGGTGCTGATCCTGGTGTCGGCGGTAATGGCGTTCCTGATCGGCCTGGTGACCGACCTGTTCGGCCTGCTCAAAGGAGACTGACATGCTCGACCGCGATCAGCTGCGCCGCGACCTGATCCGCGATGAGGGCGTGGTGCCCCATGCCTACCAGGACAGCCTGGGCTACTGGACGATCGGCGTCGGCCGGCTGATCGACCGGCGCAAGGGCGGCGGCCTGAGCGACGACGAAATCGCGCTGCTGCTGGACAATGACATTGCGCGCAAGCTGGCGGCGCTGGAGCCGCTGCCGGTGTGGCAGGCAGTGAAGGATGATCCGGTGCGCGCCCGCGCGATTGCCAACATGGTGTTCCAGCTGGGCCCGCGCGAGTTCCAGCGCGGCGGCCTGACCGTGCAGGCGCTGATCGCCAAGGACTGGGCGACGGCGGCGCGCCGCCTGCGCGGCTGGCTGTGGGCGCGCCAGACGCCCGCCCGCGCGCAGCGCATCATTGCCATGATCGAAACCGGAAAGGACCCGCAGTGACCGACGATCGCCCGCTTGACCTCAAGCCGTTCGATGCCCTGCCACCGCCGCCCCGCGCGGCGCCCAAGGGCTGGCACGGCGGCCTGACCGTGGCGCTGCTGCTGATTGCGGCTGCCCTGTCCGGCGCCTCGCTGTGGCTGCTGGCGCGCAACATCCTGCCCGAAAGTGCCGCCCTGCTGGTGGGCTCGATCGTCGGCAGCTGGTCGACGCTGGCGGGGGCGGCCGTGCAGTGGTGGTTCGGCTCGTCGGCGGGCGCGCGCGACAAGGATCAGCTGCTGGCCGCCCGGGCGCCACAGCCATGACGGGCTGGGTCGTGGCGCGCGCGGCCGGCGTGCTGGCATCCGGATGGGGCCGTGCTGCCCCGTGGCTGGCCGCAGGCGCGATTTTGGCGTTTGCGGGGTTTCAAACGTGGCGGCTGGACCGCGCTGCTGAGCGGGCCTCTGCGTCCGAGCGTGCAGCCATCGCGGCGACGCGCGAGCGCGACACCGCGCGCGCCCAGCTGGTGGCGGCCGAGCGCCAGCACGCGATCGATGTGGCCACCATCGTGGCCAGCGCCGAGGCCCGCCGGGCGCTGGCGGCCGACAGCAGTAGCTTGAGGGAGGTGATCCATGATGCGGAACGTCAGGCCGGCGCTCAGCCTGCCAGCGCTGTGTGGCGCGCTTATCTTGACCGCGTGCGGGCCGTCCAGCAGGCCAGTCCCCGGGTGGCCGGAACTCCCTGACGCGCTCACCGTCTGCGCCGCCGAGCCGCCCGCGCCAGCGGCCGAGTCCCTGCTGGACGCCGACGCGGCGCGCTGGGCGGAAGCGGTGCGCGCGGCCGGTGCGGACTGCCGGGCGGTGGTCGACGCGACGCGGGCGTGGAAAGCGCGCTCACGGCCGCCGGCGGCGCCGGTGCCGTGATCCGCGACGTCCAACAGGGGCCGGAATTGGCCCAAGAGTTGGACGTCTGGCGCGTGTAAGTCCTTGATATTGCTAGAGCTAAAAGAACTCTTAATCACTAGGTCGATGGTTCGAGTCCATCAGGGTCCACCATAATTTCAATGACTTAGCGGATTGTGGGTGGTGGCGTCAGACGCTGGTGTCGTTTGACGTCAAACGGGCCCTGGTTTCGAGGACCGTCTGGGCGGCGGTCTGGGCGCGGCGGTGGGCCTCCATTTGGGTGATCGCCGCGTCGGCCATGGCGCTGGTGCGGGGCAGGTAGACCTCCAGAATCTGCCGTGTGCGTTCGATCTGGTGACCGCTGAGCGCGGTGATGCCGGGCAGGTCGACACCGGCTTCGGCGAGCCGGACGATGCCGGTGCGCCGCAGGTCAGCAAACCACAGATCGGCCACCGCTGGGCACGGCGGGTGTGCCGGCCAGCTGGGGCCACCGGGCCGCACCGGGCCGCCGGCGTGGCCGGCGACGGCGGCCTGCCTGCAGTCCAGGAACAGGCGGCGGAAGGCATCGCCGGTGTAGCGCTGGCCGGATGCCTCGTTGACCAGGATGTGCGGGCGGGCCAGCCGCTCGGCCGCCGTGCGCGGCCGCAGTGCCAGCAGCTCGGCTTCCAGCTCGGCCGGCAGGCGGGTGTCGACCCAGGCGCCGGTCTTGCTCTGGCGCAAGCGGATGCGCCACTGCACCTGTTCGTGGCCGTCGCGGGCGCGCACCACCGTCTCGGTCATCTGGCTCCAGGTGAAGCTGAGCAGGTCGCCCTCGCGCTGCAGCAGCCATAGTGCCAGCTGCACCGCCAGCGCCACCGACGGGCGATCCAGCCGGTAGGCGGCCGCCAGCACGGCGTCGATCGCCTCCGGGCTCCACAGCGCCTGGCGCGCGGCCGCCTGGGGCGTGCCCGGCTTGGCGAACGGATTGGCGCTGATCCAGTCGCGCGCACAGGCCCATTCGAACAGCAGGCGCCCGACCCGCAGCACGCTGCCGGCTTCGGCCAGCGCGCGCGGGCCACCGGCGGTTCGCGGCCGGGCCAGCGCCTCGAACAGCGTGGCGACATCGGCCCGGCCAATGGCATCCAGCGGCGTATCGCCGGCCCAGCGCGACAGCACCCGCAGCTTGGTGGCATACCAGCGCTGGGTGCTGGCCGGCCGGGGCGCGCCGTTGCGGGTGTGGCTCCAGCTGCTGGATGCCTGGTAGGCGGCAATCAGCGCATCGAGCGTCGCCATGCGCCGGGGCGTTGCGGCCGGCGCCCCAAACGTTGCGGCCGCCGCCGTTGTCGTTGCGTCAACGCGCGCCCTGGCGAGGGCATCGTTGATGGCCTGCGCGGCGATGGCGGCCTGCAGCGGATCGTCCGCCAGCCGCTGGGGCTTGTAGCCGGCCCGGCGCAGCGCCGCCGAGGGCTGCCAGTAGTGGCGCAGCGCGCCGTTGCCGTTGCGCTTGGTGACCAGATAGGGGATGTCAACGCGGGCCATGGCGGGGGCTTTCCGGCTGTGTTCGAGAGGTGTGTGTGCGGGCGGTGCGGATCAGCCGCTTGATCTGCTGGCAGCGCAGCGCATGATCTTCGAGCGCGCGTTCCAGATCGGCCCAAACCCCTGGCTGGGGCGTCTTGGCGCCGCTGAGCCAGTAGCGCACCGAGCGTTCGTTGACGCCCAGCGCCTGGGCGGCCTGCGGCGGGCCGCCGAGCAGGGCGACAGCGTCGGCCAGCAGGGCCAGCAGCACGGGCGAGGTGGGCATGGCGGCGCGCCTTACAGCAGGCGCGGCGCGCGCGCCAGATCGAACAGCGGGCAGCCATCCACCGGCAGGACATCGGCCCGGCCGCCGCGCAGGGGGGCGGCCGCCTGAAGCGCCACGCGCTGGCGGTCGACCGGCGCCCGCGATGGCGGCTCGGCAGCGGTACAGGCGGGCAGCGGCAAGGCGAGGGCCAAAGCGTCTGGGTGTGTCATGATCAGCCCTTTCCGGCTCCTGGCGCGGCCGCATGCCGGCGCCGGTGTGTTGCGCGAGGTGTTCCGATTATCGGAACCTTGCCGGCCTGTCAAGCGTGCTGCGGGTTCAGACCGGATCGCAGAACTGCTGCAGAAACTTCTGCGCGCCACATATGCAGAAACAGCCACCGCGCCCGCAGCGGATAGAGTGGCTTACTCAGGTCCAGGTCCCGCGCCAGTTCCAGCTGCTGCAGGGCGGCGTTGGCCGTGGCGCGCAGCGCCCGCGCGCTGCTGGGCTTAGCGCCCGGACAGGCCAGGCCCCACTCGATCTCCAGATCGCGCGCCAGCGCGTCGGCGGCCTTGACCAGCGGGTGCGCCAGCCACTTGTCGTGGATGCCGAACGCCTGTTCGACGGCGCGGCTGATGCCGGCCGACAGATCGTCCAGCGCCGTGCAGGCGCCCGCGCGCAAAGCCGCTTTGACGGGGGTGGTGATGTCGCCCAGCAGCATTTCCTCCGCGTCGTGCAGCAGCGCCGCCGCCAGATGGCCCGGCCGCCATTCGTGACCCAGGTGATCGGCGACCACGGGCACCAGGGCGGCGACGAGGACGCTGTGCTGGGCGACCGACCAGAACGCGCGGGTGTTGCCGCTGTAGCGGCAGAGCATGGATAGGCTGTGGGCGATGTCCTCGATCGTCAGCTTGCGCGGATCGGGCGCCCGCAGGTCGATGCGCCGGCCGGACACGGTGGTGATGGTGATGGTGGTGGTCATGCGCGGGCCTTTCAGCGCTGTCGTCTGGGCAGGGTGCCGCCGGCGCCCGGGGGAGTGGTGCGGGCACCGGCGGCGGGCGGGGTTTTTGGGCATGCGGCACTCACCGCCTGATCCGCATCCGGTCCGCCGCCCGCAGGCGCCCCGACCGGCCAGGGATGGGAAGGCGCCAGCTGCGCCGCGCGGGCGGCCAGCGTGGCGGACCAGCCGTGCAGCGCCGCACCCTGGGCGGCCAGCAGCGCATCACGCGGCGCCTGGCGGGCAAACCAGCCATCGACGCCGACGCGCAGCCAGCGCGGGCTGCGCAGCCCCGGCGCCGGCAGCGGTGCCGGAAACCCGTGGCGCGCGCTGAGCCACGCGACCCGGCGCCGGGCGGTGGACAGCGAGACGCCCAGCCGGGCCGCGACATAGGCCAGCGACACCGCCTGCAGATCCGCGGGCAGCACCGGCAGCAGCGCCGCATGGCGGCTTAGCAGGCGGTCCCCGCTCACAGCGCCGCCTCCACGCTGGCGCGCTCGTCGGGCAGCAGGCGGCCGTGGCGCAGGGCGTGGCGCAGCAGCTCGGGCGCACTCAGCACGC